ATGGAAACTTATGATATATATTTTAAAGAAGGTAATGATTTTGCTAATAAAGGATTTTCATTGAAAGATAAGGCTAAGGCCATTAGAATGGCGGAAGATATGTTGGCTGAACGCAAAGGATATGTGAAGGATTTTGTTGGAGGAACTATTTCCGTAATGTGTAAAGAAACGAAAGAGGAAGTTTGGTCCAAGCCGATAGAGGAGGTTTAATGCAATTTTTACATCTTTTTTTGCCTTGCCAATCATAGAGTTGTGAAATACAGTGCTGTAATTGAAATGGTACGTAGCCGTTAATAGCAGCAACCCTTGGTTGTATTTGTGGTGGATTTGTTATTGGCGGACATGAATATTTCTTTCTCTTCTAGGATATTCGGTATATTTCTCCTTTCATGCTTTTGCCGGACTGATATAGATAATGCCGGGTAGCACTTGATAGGACGATGATTGTTCTTTTACTAAGATGCTTCAGTATGACTTTTTTCCGATCCTATCCATTCTTGACATATAGTTGTTATTCATAGCTAAATACACCGTATTCCCAATGAAGCTTTCTGTGGGGATCCCTTTGGTGTTCGTGTAACTATTGTGACTGTTATTATGCCGATGGGGTATAGTATTGATACAACAATGATTTTTCATAATAACTTTTAACTTATGATTTAGATAGCTCCGACTTGTCACAAATCGGGGTTATCCGCTTGTTATGCTATTAAACTTGGTCAGCTATTGGTTAACAATTTCACGCAACAGTAACTCTTTGGAGTAAAAGTGGCAAATAAATTTTTTGTTCACATGAAAAAAACTTTCCCAAAAGCTTTGTATTATTGATTTTCTATGTATCTTTGCATCGTTATTATTTCTCGGGGTATTAGCTCATCTGGCTAATTTTTTCTACTTCTTAATCTGCTGTTTGTCACCTATTTATATTTTTCGTTTTCGTTTGATGTTGAAACAATGTTGAAACAAAGGAGATTTTCATGTTAAAGCCGGGCGTAATCCCCAGCTTATGTTGTTTTTTAACTCTTCCCGGATTCCAATCATGTTCTTTAGTTGTTATTGCTAAAATATTGCTAAAACAATTTTCAAATCATTTCAATTCATCAAGCCTGTAACTACTTCCGTCTATAAATATCGAAGTACCAACAGTTGTAAACGTAGCCTTCTCCCTCACCATTCCACCGAGAGAGTTTTTAGCCCCATAATCCAGTTCCCAATTTACTGTGAAATCTCCATCCTTTGTGTATTTTTCGCTGTACACCTTGAAAGATTCAGGGTCTTTTAAGGTATAATCGAAATATGCTTTATACACTTTCCTCCCTTTATAAACAGCTTCATCGCAGGAACTCATACAGAATAGTGCTGACAAGCCTATTATGGTAAATAGAATCTTCTTCATAATCTTATATATTTAGTTTGTTCTTTAATTCGTTGAAAGTATCTGGATTCTCAAAATCTCCCCAACAGTATTTCTTGTATCTGTCCCGGTCGAAGCTGTCTTTTTTCTCATAAACAATCAGGTAATCCTTATCACATAAAACAATCACAGAAGAATTAAGTAATCGGGCGTATGAGCGCGCTTGCAAATATGCTTCTTCTCTTTCCTTGTTATTCCTCATACACAGCTTGGCTTCAATCAACACTTTTGCCCTTTCCTCATTTGGTTTATTGCCATAATGTAACGCATAATCTGGGAATATCCTATGTCCTCTCCCTGCTTGGATTGGTAACTGCCGGATGAAGTCTTTGTTTTCATACCATCCCATAGAGTTAAGCAATGGTTCCAGCAATTGCTGTTCTACATCATGTTCGTACTCTATAATTACGTCTTTGGGCAAGGTTGGGGCATACAATTTTGGCAAAACCTCTATATCAAATCCTTTTGTTTTTATCATCCGAAGTAACTCTGAATAGTTCTCACTGTTAACCGACCAACCATTTACTCCCTGAAAGTTTTTTCTAACAAGTGGGTGTTTGAAAAAATATTCATCAGTTTGTAGTTCTTTCAAAGTAATGTGAGGAATATTTATTCTATTCCCAATATAGATACACCCGTAGTATCGGAATAGAGGGTCTATTACGCCATCCGTAAGCGATATCTCTATGCAAGTGATTGCACTGATTGGGGACGTTTCGTAATGAACAAGAATATCCCCTTTCTTTGTTTCGGGGCTTGACTGCCAGAATTTCGATTCTAAGGATTTATCTTCTTGGTATAACCTGCCGCCAATGAACCAGACTTGTGACGGTTTGGGCATGTCTATTTTCTCGCTTGGGAGATTATTGGGTGCGAAGTCGTATAGGAAAGACCATAGATCTGCTGGAGATAGTCCATTTTCTTTTCTGAACAAATAAAACACCTCGCAAAGTTCCCAATAATACATGCACCTTCCTTTGTAATCAGTTCTTTTGGGAATATTGGGGAGGTCTATGTTAAAGAAATCCGCTATTTTATTCAGCTCGAATATTCGGCAAAGGAACAGGTACGGGAAGAAATATTCTGGGGCGAACTGTGATAAGACATAGGACATCGGCTGGATAATCCCAAGCATATTCTTGAAGTCGTTAGCAGGAAGCCATTGTTGCCCTTCTACCCTTATGCCTAATGTGATAAGTGAAATGTATAAATCTTTTGCTTCTTCCAATGAGCTGGGATGGTCATAATCTGATACACCGTAGCAATATATATTCTCCAACCAATCGTTATATAAATCTTCTGGTATGAAATTAGCGTACGGACAATAATCCTTGAATAAAACATATCCTCCCGCATCAGAAAAGTATTTTATCATCTCTATTCCGATTGTGGTCTGTTTATATAGGTCCCATGTGTATTGGTTGAAACTCATGGCGTTTATTTCATCGTATTCATCCTAATGCTTAGTTTTACTAAAGCTAGTGCCTTAACTGATGCCAAAGGAAAATCTTTGGGTTGATGGTGCTGATTGTAACTTACCAACTTAATCCAATCACCTCCTTTTTCAGATTGATTTATGTATTTTACAGTTAGATATTCTTCACCTTCTACATCTATTGAAACCAAATACATTTCCCCATAAAAAATGTGTTGGATTTCTACGGGAACTTCTTTATAGGCTATAATATCTCCCGATTTCAATAAAGGATACATAGAATCTCCTTTGACATATACAGCACCGTCACATTTCGGTATGTTGGGGATACTTATCTTTCCTAGTATGTTTTGGTCTTTGTTCACCAAAAGAGATTTCAAATTTGCGGCAGCCTCAATGTCATATAGATTAATTATGCCTTCTTCATCTATCCTTTCTATATATTTAGGCTTATTGATAATCGTAACATCTCCTAGTTCAATCTCATCAGCCATTGCCTGTTGGACAAGATCGCCTAGAGACATATCCAAGGCTTTAGATATGATTATCAATTCTGATAGTCTTCTTTTAGATAAATCATCATATCTACCTATATTGGTAGATTCTATGCCTAACGCATCAGCTATTACTTTATTTGTAACACCTTGATTTCTAATTATTTGTCTTAATGTTATCATTTTAGATTAATCAAATTAGATATTATTAACACAAATAATAATCAAAAATGATATACTATATCAAAATTGATAGTATATTTGCATTATCAAATTAAACTGATACAAAGAAACGAAGATTAATTCAGATTTCAAATAGTATAAACATATTAAAATACACGATTATGAGAACAAGAGAATTTTTACACGAAGTAATGAGCCTTGCTTGGCAGTTCGTTAAGCGTAATGGCTACACCATGAGCGAAGCAATGAAGGTCTCTTGGGCTAACTTGAAGTTGAAAGGTGAGATGAAAAAGAAGATAGTGAAGTTCTACTTCAAAAAAGTGGACGGTTCCGTTCGTGAGGCATACGGTACACTAAATGAAAAGCTGATGCCTGCCATCACTGGTACTGACAACAGAAAAAAGAATGATACCGTCCAGACTTACTATGATACTGAACGCCAAGAATTCAGATGCTTCAAAAAAGCTAATCTGATGTCAATCGCATAACCGCTGGTAGGCGAAAGCCCTGCCGAATATCGTTCTTTGACTTATTGATGATGTAAATTTTAAACTATATAGATTATGGATGAAGATTATATCTGAAAGATGCCATGCCGGTAGTTTACTAAAAACTACCGCATGGTTCAGTTTTGTGATGATTTATTCTAAATGCATACTACTAGCAGCAATAGCATTTAACATCCATGTATTCTGATGTGGAACAATATAATTTCTTATTACCTCTTCTGCATCCTTAGTAATTTGTGCAATAAACGGGCTTCCTGTTGATGAAGCGTGTGCTTCTTCCATCTTCAATCTTACGGATGCGTCAATCAGATGGTAAGTTTGTATTTTTTCAATTCCTCTTGTTACGCTATTGGTATAGAAAGAAACGAATTTGTATAGGTCAGTTATGGAACATACGCCGTCTCCGTCTATGTCTTGCGGATTTTCAAGCCATTGGAACAGAGCGATAACCGATATGTTTGCTACCCATCTGAGTCCATTCAACATATAACTCAGGCTTGCATCTATATCCGTTGCACCTATGTATACAATATTCTTGTTTTCATCTCGAATATCCATAAAATTGAAGATGCCGGCATAACACTGACCAAGGAATACAAGAATATTTTTTGCATACTTGTTGTTCTTCAAGGCTCGGTTGAGGGAGAAGGGCTTGATTGGAGTTGCAGAATCTATACCGCTAATGGAGCCGTGGCAACAAGAAATGATAAACAAGTTTTCACAATCTGCGTTTTCAATTACAGATTCAAAACTTGAAGACGTGGAAAAGAACACGTTTGACATATTGGTACATTTTGCTATCAATGTTTCTTTTGCTGCATCTGTAACAACTGTAATATCTTCGTCTGCTACACCTTGATTTTTCAATATTGTGACACCGTAATTCACATCGTACAAGAACCTATCTTCGAGGTGCTTGCTGGAGGTAGCGATAAAGATAAATTTTGAACCTTCGCTTATTTTCATATTAACGGCATATTTACAGTTGGTGCAGTCGGGATTCCCGAGAATGTAATCTTGCTTAAGTATTCAAGCACTTCATCTTTGGGTACTGGTGAAAGTACATTCCCATCCTTATCTAAAAGAAATTCGTTTTTATCGGTCGCCAATGCGTATTTTGCATCTGGGTTGGATTTGCAATGGATGTCGTATAAGAACCATAGTCCCATATTTATTACATCTTTTATAAGCCCGGATATTTGCGGCAATTCGGATGCCGGAATTGTTCTACTTTCCATACTAATGTGTATTTAGATGTTTCCTCAAAATTAGTGTTTTTTCATATATAGTATAACATCTTGCAAGGATATATGTTTTGTGAATTTATTTCTTTGAAAGGTTCTCAATGGTTCTTTGCTGACTTTCAATGATAGAGAGCAGGCGTTCGTTGGTGATGGGGGTTAGTTCTTCTTTTGGCGATGATGATTTGAACATTTCACCCTTACCAGTAAGAAGCCATTGAGCAGATATATTTAATGCTTCTGCATTTACTATGCTGCTTAATACATCATAAGATGGTTTACTTTGTCTTTCACCTAAGATAGTATTCATTGTAGGTTGCTTAACATCAACAGCCCTACAAAACGCAGATATATTACCATTAAACAGCTCATCTGCTATTTTTCTAATTCTTTCTTGTACTGACATATTTCAATAGTTAATTAATGCAAAAGCATTGAATATTTAATGCAGTGTCATTTGCAATTAAATGCAATTGCATTATATTTGCATCATCAAACAAGTTTGATACAACAAAGATAGATAAAAGAGAAATACTAAGCAATAGTATAAACGCATTAAAAAGATATGGATATGAATGCTTACACGATTAACCAGCAGTTGGATAGCCTTTATAAAGATTTAGAGGCTGCCCATAACAATGATGAAGAGGCTGTCTGCCTGATGTTCAATGCTGATAGCAAAAAAGAAGCTATCCAGTTGATAACGGATGAGATAGACAGTTTGGAAGATGCCTTAAAAGGTTTTGAAACTTGTGAAGATGATGGCATGGACTACGATGCTCTATGCCGGGTACAAGGTATCAGCCGATACGCATAATACACGATTATGCAACGCACGACAGCCCTACAGACGGATTGAACGGCAACCGATAGCGAGAATCGGGTAGGGTACTATTGATTAGTTCTTTGAAATTCTGTAAAAGCAATTACGGTGTAATTCATAAGCCGTTTTTGCCAACCAAAGATAACAAACGCACATAAGCAAGTTGGAGCTTGTGAGCTGTGCAATGTTTAACAATTAATAGAAAACACCGCAAAGAATCGTCTTTGAGCAGTGAGCATACGGGTTAGGCGTCCGTACTGTTTTCGACAATATAGCCTGTACTGAACTGAAATAAGGTTCTGTTATTCGATTAGGGTACAGGTACTTATTTAAATTTATACGATTATGAAAACAATCCAATTCGTTTTATCTATATTGGTTAGTATATGTGCTGCCGGTATGCTTTACGGGGCTATTACTACTTACAGTCCTATGAAAATATTCTCTATCACTATAATGAGTGTTATATGTGTAGGGTGTGTGTCGCTCATGAGAATAACTTATAGAGAACTTAAAACAGACCACTAAAAGGTAGTCCTATAATCCGGCACAAGGCGCATGGGGATGAGTGCACAATCACCTTGTAAACCAGCTGGGCGGTAATTTATGAAGTAGCATTGTTGGAATGCGTGTAAGCGATTAATTGTTGGTATTAACTTATATTCTAATTTATATATTCATTTAGCTTACAAGAAGTAGGTTCGACTCCTACCTTTTTAACGACATTTTAAATTTATACGATTATGACAGTGGAAGAATTAAGAGGCATGACGCATGAAGATTTAGTAAGGCGTGTGCAGGAACTGGAAGAGGCTAACGAGAAATTAGCTGAAGAGAAAAATACATGGTATAAATCTTGGAGTGATTTGAACCGGAAGTTTGATCATTTCAAGAACGCGGTTAAAAGCATTGTTCTGATAATAGATTAGATATTCGTGTTTTATATTGTGTTTGTACTGGGTGTGCCGTCCGTGAGGATAGTGCACCTTTTTTAATCGGATGGTTAGCTTATCGGTTAGAGCTTCGTGTTGCGCAAACAATTGGCACGATTGAGAGGGGTTCGATTCCCTTACCATCCACGAATCATTAATTAAATTTTACTCTTATGGCAAAAGAACTGAAAGAAAGAACAGAAATCAAGAAAAAGCTGAAAAAGAAGAATGACAGAATCAGCTTTGACTTTAGCGACAAACTTGCCGGACAGCTTCGCAGGTGTACCGCTGATCTTAACAGGCTGGCAAGGATTGATCGGATAATAGACAAGAAGCAAACTTTGTATTCGGTAGACACTAACAGGGAAGCCGGATATATTGAGGTTATTCGCAATTATTAATCAGCTGACTTACACGATTATGAAGAGAGTTTTTAATGAACTTACACCTGAATGCGAGATTACGGCACGAATGTATGCACAAGGGTATGAGAAAAAAGAAATTGCAAACCTCAAATGCCGAGCGGTCAGCACGATAAACAACCAACTGCAAAGAGCTTTTGAGATTTTGAACGTAAGGAACGGCAGAGAACTGGCAACCATGCTATATGAGAGAATAGCTGGTATGAAGTTCACGATGGACTTTTCACCTACTATTAGGTCGGCTGTTGCTTTCTGCCTGTTGTGCATCTTTTCTTTTTCGCTCTATCACGAACAGGGCGATATGAGAAGGGGACGAAGAACGAGAGTTGAACGAATTGAAAGAACTGGACGGTATGGAGGTAAGACTTGAATTATTTGAATTTAAAAATATCTGCATGGACATGGCGGAGCTTGGTGCAGCTGCCAGTGAGAAGAAACGGTCTCCTGTATCTGATGAAATCAAGCAAAGAGAAGCGTTCAGATGGTTAAAGACACTTGGGTATGAACCTAACTTTTTGGAAAAGTTAGAGAAAGAAGGATTGGTGCATAAGAAAAGAAAAGGCTCATCCAGAAATTCTCCTATCATATATTCCAAGTTCGAGATACAATCCGCTATTAATGCTTTTAAAATGAGTAAATATCTGAACAAATAACCCTATAAAATTTACGATTATGTCACTGATTAAGAAAAGTAATGAATTAGTTATCCCGACCACCGTGAAGATGATGATTTACGGTCAAGCCGGAATGGGAAAGAGTACGGTAGCATTGAGCGCACCGAAACCGCTGCTGTTGGACTTCGATAACGGCGTGAAGCGCATGAACATGGCGCACTTGGAGAATATAGACACGGTACAGGTCACTTCATGGAGCGATGTTCAGCAAGTTCTTCAAGAGGACTTGTCCGCTTATCAGACCATTGTAGTAGATACCATCGGCAAGATGATGGACTTCATCATTACTCACAAGTGTGGAACCCGCCAGCCGTCCATCCGTGATTGGAGCGGTATCAATGCAGAGTTTTCATGGATGACACGAACACTTTCGGGGCTTAACAAGCACATCATTTTCGTTGCCCATCGCGACACAAGAAAAGAAGGTGATGATACGGTGTTTATCCCTGCCTTGCGTGAAAAATCCTACAACTCTATCGTTACTGAACTGGATTTGCTCGGTTATCTTGAAATGAAAAGCGAAAGAGGCGTCCAAAGACGTACTATCACTTTTGACCCAACTTCAAGAAATGACGGTAAGAATACTTGCAATCTTCCTTCAGTAATGGAGGTTCCTACCATTCTTGACAAGAATGGTAATCCAACCGCCAAGAACGACTTTATCACTGCCAAGATAATCAATTCGTATTTGGGTATGCTTGCTGCCAAGAAAGAGGCACAGGAAAAGTATGATAAAGTTATTGAAGAGATAAAAGAACAGATCGAACTTATTACGGATGCGGAATCTGCCAATAATTTTATCGCGCAAATAGATAACTTTGAGCACGTTGGTTCTTCAAAGCAAATGGCGGCAAAGTTGGTAGCTAACAAAGCGAAGTCTTTGAATCTGAAACTTAATTCAGAAAAGAAATATGAACCAGCAGCCTAAATATCGTATTTACGCAACGCTTCTTGATGCCTTTGGGGCATATCTGAATAGTGATGTGATTTGGGATAAGTACTGGGGGTGGTCAGAAAATCCACCCCATACTCCTGAAGAATTTCACGAACAACAGTTTCAAGAACTGATAGACCGTATCAACCGCAAGCCATTCGATAGCGAAGCGGCAGACAAGGGAACAGCCTTTAATGAGGTTATTGACTGTATGGTTGAAAATCGGAAATCTGAAACTGTGCAGGTTGAAAAGATATATAAGGTAATACGCGAAGGAGCTTGTGACGAAACAGGTAAACCTTTGTATTACGATGAGGTTCAGACCAACGAGGTTATAGGTTTGAAAGCTACCTATAATAATCGTGTTTTTACTTTCCCAATCTCACTTTGCCGAGAGTTTTCCGGTTACTTCAAAGGAGCATTAACCCAACAAAGAGTAGAAGCGATTATTCCAACCGCATACGGCAATGTTTTGGTTTATGGGGTAATTGACGAGCTGATGCCGGCCAGCGTCCACGACATCAAAACAACCGGTAGTTATACCGTGGGAAAGTTCAAAGATCACCACCAGCATTTAGTATATCCATACGCTTTAATGAAGAACGGTTCTGATGTACGGACATTTGAGTATAACATTGTGGAGTTCAACAAAGGCGGTTATGTGGTAGATACCTATACAGAAACATACGTTTTCAATCCTGAACGTGATATTCCTATTCTTACTAATCATTGTGAGGAATTTATCCGGTTTTTGGAAGAAAACAGAGAACTTATAACCGATAAAAAGATTTTGGGAGGAGAAAATTAATGGCAAACCAAATAACCGGACGGATAATCGAAATCGGACAAACCGTTCAAATACCATCCAAAAACGGTGGTTCCTCATTTACAAAACGGGAGTTTATTTTAGATGCTACCACTTACGACCCCTATACGGGAGAGCGTAGCGAGTATGAGAACATTATTCCCTTAGAGTTTTCGGGTGACAAGTGTACAGAACTTGACCGCTTTAATCAGGGTGATGTTGTTACTGTATCATTTGTCTTACAAGGGCGTTCTTGGACGAATCAAGACGGAGAATTCAAACGTATGGTATCCATTCGATGCTATAAAATAGAAGCGCGTGGCGGTGTATCGCAATTCCCACAAGCTACACTGGCACAGCAACCAGTCCAACAGCCAGCGCCGCAGTCGACCTATCAGCAACAGCCGCAGAACTTTCCGCCTCCGGTTGATGCTAATGGCAATGTAAAGGACGATTTGCCTTTTTAGCGTATGCTGTTCGACTTGAAGAATGATATGGAAGAGATTTGGAAAACAGTAAAAGGGTATAATGGATATTATCAAGTTTCTAATACAGGTAAAGTTCGGAATCCTAATAAGGTGCTTACTCCAAATGTTGGAGTAAAGAACGGATATGTTTATGTTACTTTGAGAAAAGATAAAAGACTGTTACATCGAATTGTTGCAGAAACTTTTATCCCCAATCCATTTAATAAACCAGAGGTAGACCACATTAATGGAATTAGAACGGATAATAATGTTTGTAATTTAAGGTGGGTAACTCGCACGGAAAACAATAATAATCCTATTACTAAAAGCCGTTTTAGTAAATCTGCTAAAGGTAAAGTTATCAATGCAGAAACTAAAAAACGAATGTCAATGAGCCGAAAAGGGGAAAAACATCCAATGTATAATAAAAAGCATTCAAGTTTTTCTAAAAGAAAGATGTCTATAACTCATTCAATTCCAGTTGTGCAATTTGGATTACAAATGAATTATATAGCTGAATTTGAAAGTGCAAAAGTGGCTTCTCTTGAAACACAAGTTGCTGCATCAAGTATCAATGCTTGTACGCTCGGCAAAAGGAAAACGGCTGGTGGCTATATTTGGAAAAAGAAAAATGATATTTAATTTATCAAATCATTATGAAATACCCAAGTTCAAGGAGTATGTAAACAAGCTGTTTAGTGAACGTGCGGTGGTGGAAGTGAAAAAGAAACTACCTAACCGCACGCTTGCCCAAAATAGCTACTTGCATCTTCTTTTAGGGTATTTCGGTAGTGAATACGGTTGCAGTCTCGACGAAGCCAAGATTGACTTCTATAAGAGGACTTGCAACCGTGATTTGTTTGAACGTAAGACGGTCAACAAGAAAGGCAATGAAGTAACCTATTTGCGCAGTTCTGCCGAGCTGACAACAGGTGAAATGACTTTGAGTATTGACCGTTTCCGTAATTGGAGTGCATCAGTGGCAGGTATCTATCTGCCGGCTGCGAATGAACATCAAATGCTGATATACGCCCAGCAGGAAATACAAAGAAATCAAGAATTTATTTAGTTATGATAGAAACAAGAAAAACAGAAATCAGGTATGTGACATCTGACCCGAAAAAGATGCTCAACATGTACCTTGCAAAACGTGTCCTCAAAACATGGGAGGAATCTTTCATTGATGAAGATACAGGTGAAACAGTAACCATCGAACGGAATGAAATTCTTTTTGACCGTGGCACGCTGATAGACCAAGACACTTTGGCGAAAATTCGTTTCAGTATGGAAGCTGACGGCATTAAGGAAGTGGAAGTCAGCAACCAGAACCGCTTGGCATTCGAGAACGAGAACAAATTCTTATATCCCTATCTTGCACAGGCACAAATAGGGGACAAGAAACATAAGTTCCTGCTGTATGCCACCGGATTGGAAAATTCTTGTAGTATCTTGAAAGATTACATCGAACTAAACTATATGTTCGGATTCACCTTGACAATGGTCAAGGAGTTCGATTCTTGCGTGATTCTTACTGACAATTTGAAAGAACGCAAGGTAGATGATGCCACCCTCGAAGAATTAAAAGATACATTCCTTTTAAACGATTCTGTAACGGAAGAAGATGAAGAAGAGGGAGATTCCAAGCCCAATGAAAAGAAATTCTATCAGATTGAGACGAAAATCACATTCACGGATGGGGAGAATGAAGACGAGAGAGTTCAGACTTTTGTCGTGAACACCTTCAACGTTGACAGAGCAATGATGCTTATTACCCACTATCTCAAAAACAAAGAGGAAGAATGTGAGAAACAAGCCAAAGAAAAGGGACATGAGTTCAGAAAGAGGGAAATCCATACAGCCATTGAATCTGCTAAACCTATCCCGGTCGGGCGTTTTATTCCGAAAGAGTTTTCAATGGCTTATATGGAATAACTTTGTTAACCTGCCTGCTCGGTCTGTGAAGATATGGCAGGCGAACATGGAGAAGTGACGGAATTGGTAGACGTTAATCAAGATGTGAGGTGCAAAATTCCAGGATAACCGTTAATAACCAAGCCGGCAACCTGCGAGACATCTTAGGTAGAATGATTTAAAATCATATAACCGCAAAAACACCACTCGTCCCGGTTCGAGCCCGGGCTCTCCACATAAATGTGAGCCACACATAAATGGCAAGGGTTAGTAAATAATGGTTGTGCCCCGGAGAATACGCTTCGGGGCTTTTAATGGAAAATTATGGATGAATTATTAACTGGTAAGATTTGCCCTTATTGCGGTAGGTCTACTGAATACGTGGATAGTTCTGTAATCTACGGACGCTCCTACGGTATGATTTACCTCTGCCGAGATTGTAGGGCTTATGTCGGAGTACACAAGGGTACAGACCAGGCGTTAGGGCGTTTGGCAAACGCGGAACTAAGGGAAGCCAAGAAAGAAGCCCACTTCTACTTCGACCAGGTAGCTAAGACCAATCTTATCAATAAAATTTGGAAGAAACATATCCCCAACACTTCAAACAGAAACAAAGCCTACCTGTGGCTATCCAATCAACTGGGCATACCACGTGAGCTTTGCCATATCGGAATGTTTGATGTGGAGGATTGTAAACAAGTTGTTGAACTGTGTAAACCAATAATAGAAAACTATGGAAAATAAAGCAGTAGCATTTATAAAATCAAACGAATGGTTTAAGTCCACTATGGTAGAGCATGGAACGCATAACGGATATGTGGCTGTTCCCTCTGCGAACAAATATCATGGAATGTCTTATTTTGATATTGATGATATAAGTGTACATGGAGGTATCACATTTTCAGAACCGGCAATAAGCGGTGAAGAATCTATCGGAAGCAAAAGGAAAATTAATTCCAAGTATGTCGGAAAAAGAAATCCCATATTGGATGATGTGGAATTCATTACCGATAATACGGAAATAGGTGATGACTGATGGATATTCGGGTTTGACACATTCCATTATGGAGACAATGAATATGACTGGGACAAACAAGCCGTCGTTCAAGAGACAAGGTACTTGATGAAACAATTGGACAAATAGAAAATGCCGTACTACATAAAACGAAAGGCTAAGAAGAAAGACAAGCCTTTACCTCTGTTTGATAAAGCAGGGATAACAGTAAAGAAGAAGCCGGATTTGAAAGCTAAGCTCGACAAAGAGTTTTCCCTTTTCATCCGGCTTCGTGATTGTATGCCAAACGGTTCCTTCCGATGTATATCATGTGGACAGATAAAGCCGTTTACACAAGCGGACTGCGGGCACTATTTCAGTCGTACACATTTGGCAACACGGTTTGATGAGAATAATTGCCATGCCGAATGCCGGCACTGCAACAGGTTCAAAGCCGACCATTTGGAAGGCTATCGGGTGAATCTAATTGCTAAAATCGGTCAACAGAAATTTGACTTGCTGAAAGTGAAAGCTGCCGGCACTTCCAAAATGACTGATTTTGAGTACGAACAGCTAATCAAGTATTACAAAACACTTAATAAAAAGTTACGAAAGGAGAAAGGGCTATGAGTTATGTATTACGAGATTACCAACAGAAAGCCTCTGATGCTGCCGTTTCTTTCTTCAATAACAAGGCGAAGAAAACAAATGCTATTATGGTGTTACCTACGGGCAGCGGAAAGTCGCTTATCATAGCGGATATAGCTGCAAGGCTTGACGGTCATACCTTGGTGTTCCAGCCCTCGAAGGAAATACTCGAACAGAATTTCAAGAAACTCTGTTCATACGGT